GGATCTTGATACCACGGATCTTGATTCCCGTCTTTGTGGTGGCGTAAAAGAAGGTCGTGTTGGCCACGGCCATCGTGATAACGGCATCCCCATCTGCCCACACGTCAGAGTTGTTCTTGAGTGTCAGAAAGCTGGTGATCTTGTACGTTCCCGCTGGGAAATAGACTCGCGTGGCCGCAGTCAGCGCTGCCTGAATCGCAGCCGTATCATCAGCAACACCGTTGCCAATAGCTCCAAAGTCCTTTACGGATACAACATCCCTTAGCTTCGCCTCAACGGTCCTAGTAGCTGCACCAGTTCCACTTTGGGTAAAGACCAACTTGGTGGCATTGATATTAGCGGTAGCATTTACTTGTAAATCAGTAATGGTGCCTGCCGGTATCTGACCAGCAACAGCATTCGCTACATTATTAGCTGTTTCTTGGGCAATATAAAGATTTTGAACGAAATTCTCATTCAGATCCTGGGCCTTGATGGCCGAACCAGCAAAGAAGGTGGCCTTTGTCTGATCCGTATCGGTGTCCCGATAGATTTTAATGGCAGCCCCAGCAGAAGGAGGAGTCGAGAACTGAATGGACGAAGCGGTGGCAAAGATGTAGTTGGTTACGAGTACGTTGTTAACCGTAACCTTGACATCGGCCTTATCCAGGTAGGAAAAAGACAGGGAATAGATCGTGGTAGACCCATTCCCCGTATAGGTGTTTTGGACGATTGCCATTGTGTTTAGTTACCGAAATTGATTAACTGTTCTAGGCGCTTTTGCTCGTCCTGAAGTCGCTGCGATTCAAGCGTTGCTTGGCCTGCATACTGTCCCTGAGATTGAGCAAACCTAAGTTGACCAACCTTTCTCAGTTTTTCTTCAATATCAGGCCTTTCAGCAATAAGTGCCTGCGTAGCTCTTTCATGGGCACCTTGGATAATTTCCTTGGTTTTACGCACATAAATGGGCTCTTCGTATTGTTCGCCGCGTTCCATAGTTCTGGCTTTAAAATTAGCGCGATCTTGTTTAAATTCTTTGCTATTAAACCAGGCTTTTAGTTCAGCTGGCAAACTACCATTACCGTACATAAGTTCTTGAAGGCGTACTCGTCCTTGCGGATCCAAGGATAGTCCATCTTTGGTCCTTTTATAGTCAACGGTAGGCCAAACATTCATTTCCACAAGCATCTGAGCAACTGGATCTGTGTTGACCTTAGTTGCTTCAAACGGAATTACAGCATTCCGCAGGCCGCCACCAGGGTTCAGCATCGGTTTTCCAGACAGAATACTAATGCTATATGGAATGTTTTGCTTGCTAAGCCACGGCATCATATCGTAAAGTTTCTTCTGAGTCCAAGACTCATACTCACGATAGTACTTATCGGAAGCATTGTTCCAAGCTTTCCTGAAGCCAGCACCTGGAATAAACGAATTAACGAATCCAAGAATTGCAGCACCTGATCTATCAGCGGGTCCTGTTGCCTCACCAAAACGTTCTTTGGCTTTGGTAAATTCAGAAATTGTTTCGTAAGGTGCGGAGAATAGGGAAAGGCCATCAAGACCAGCAAGGTAGCTTTTTTCGGTAAAACTCGCTGCAATAGCAAATCCAAGGCGGGTAGCTACTTCTTCCAGTTCTTTAATTTCCCCATTGCGCTCCATGTGGCCAATGTCAGCAGCCGCAGCTACCCAGTTTGAAAGAGGTTCAAACCAGTTATAGGACACCCACTCGTTGCCAATCTTAATTGACCGAGGTTGAATGCCAGCCTGCCTCCACCGCTCACGCTCGTTCTTGTCGATAGGCATGTTGCCCGTGATGTGACCAGACCAAGCATGGGTGTAGCCAAAGGAAACCAAGAAGGAACCAACGGCTTCTCTACCTTGATACTCTGCAATTTTAAGAGTATCGTTATCTGTGATGGCCTGCTTATAGCCATCCATAAAATTTTGAAGGAGCGGTGAGGTGGCACCGGGAGTCATTTGCAACTGGTACCTCATGATATTGGCAGGAGTTCGCACAAAGGGGAACGCATACTTACCAACAGGAATACCAAGTGGACTAAACCGATCGATGGCATTGCTCAGACTGTTTACAAACACACCGGGGTCATCTTGATAGGTAGTACTCTCTGCAAACTTTTGCAGGGCCTCATCTTTGATCTGGCCGGTTTTAAAGTCTACCTGCTTTTCCATTTCCTGGATGGCAGCTTCCTGGAGGCTCTTTAAAGTTCCTTTGCCGTTTTGCCGAGCCTCAAAGGCCTTCATCATGGCATCTTCATAAATCTTTTGACGCACGGCCACGGTACGCATAAAGTCATCAGAAGACATCATAAGGCGACTGGGCAGATCCGTCCAGTTAACCACTGCGTGAACCGCTTTAAGGGTCATTGCTGCTGCTCGCTCAGAGGGGCTTACTGCTGCATCTGCAATAGCATCAACCATTGCCATGCGTTCTGCCTTGCGGATCACACTAATCTCATTCCAGGTAGCAGGCACACCACTCTTCATGGTAACAGCAGCCACATGAAAGGCATCAGTAATGCCACTAAAGGCACCAATAATGCCAGCTCCAGCTGCTCCAATCAACCGGTCATCGCCATTAACGACACCTACGATGCCCACATGAAGGGGTTGAGTAAAAACTCTAATTACAGCACCAAGGTTCCGAACAATAGTTTTGGGGCCGGACAAGATGCTATTAAAGAATAGTCCAAGAGACTCTTTACCCAGAGCCGTGAGTACAGTCTCACCAAAGTTGATGGCTTTGGCAGGGTCACCACCAGCAAGAGACATTGCAAGAGACATCATACGCATCTCTTCAATGGCAGTCGGATCACCAGAGCGAAAACGAGCCTTAACATCTGATGCCCACGTCTTCAACATGCGCGGTGTAAGGACAGTCTTTTCTGCTTCAGTACCAGCTTCCTCAATCATTTGCTTGTAACTAGGATGCTTACCAAGAAGCAGGCGGCGTCCAGCATCCAAGCTCCAGCCTTCTTTGCGAAGCATCATTAGACCAATCAGCCTATCAAGAAGGCGATCAGGCTGGTTGCCATTTGCCAGAAGGGCTGCATCGTGATCCAAAAAGCTCTTGGAAATCTTTGCAAGCTCTTCTGCCATGCCTTGCATTGTTGCTTGAACAACAATAACAGCCTCATCTTCGATTAGCTCACCGCTGGACTTGGTGAAGGTTTGACCGCTTTCCCTAAGAAAACGCATTGCCAAATCTTTAGCTTCATCCGCAGTTTGAGCCGTATCCATTACCTCTGTAAATTTATCGACCAAAACCTTGAGGTGATCACCCTTGAGTTTTTCCCAGGCGGCTTTACCTTGGTTGCGATAAATCTGATTCAAGCGATCTGGATCCAGATTTTTGATGGCTGGCTTGATGATTTGTTTCCAGCTATCTTCCAGATTCAAACGCTTTACAGCGGCATCTGTTAGCCAGTTGCGTCCATACACAATGGACTCAGGGACACTTACACTTTTATAGGTGCTTTCTTTTTCCCAGGGTTCTTTGTATCCATTATCGATGATGGCCCGATCAATCTCTTGTTGATCCAAGAGGTTGCGTTCCAGCTGATCATCAATCTGTTTAGCGGTTTCAAGGTCTTCAGGATCTACTGCCTGACGTTGTTGCCTTAAAGAGTTTTCTTCTTGAAGAAGTTTGTTGAGTTGAGCTTCGCGGGTATCATTCCACAGCTCTCCTTCCTTTTTAAAGTCAACAGCGGCTTTGGCAGATAAAGCGTCGGCCTCATCGGACATGGTTTTTACTCCAGCCTCCAGTGCCGTTTCGGTATCACTACCCGCATTTTTTGCGTCCCTAAAGGCGAATCTACCTTTAAACAACGATCCAATCACATCAGCAATAGTACCAAGGCCTTCACCTTCAAGGGCACCCTTCAATTTAATTTGATAAAGGTTATCTCGTTCCCCATCAGCAGCCAAAAAGAACAAAGGCTTAATTGATTCTGGAACAAAGTCCTGAGCAAAGTTAGATAGCGTTTCCGGGTCTTCCGGTGACGCCATGATAAAGTCTGCAATAGCTCCAGGAAGATTATCAACCAGAGTTTGAGCTCCTTTACCTTTGGGAACATTTAAGGCTTGTGAAAGAGATTGAGGCTTTCCAGTAAGCTTAGTTACACCAAAGGTAGACGCCCTGGTAATAGCTCTGCTAGCATTAAAGAACTGAAGAAGTCGTGCTGCCTTTTGACCACCTTGTGTTTTAGGTGTTATACCAAGATCAGTTTGTGCTCGAATGTATCGATCATTGAACGGATCCTTGGTAGCATCATAGGTGCCAGTGACTGCGCGGATGGGCTGTTGAAGAGTATCGCCAATTAGGACAGCAGTGTCAGCAATCTTTTCAATAACGCCAGGTCCGGTGCTTTTGAGGGCAATCCGTCCCATCTCTTTGGCTCCAGCCAATGACTTATCAAGGGCTGCATCCGTTTTAGTTCGCTGTTCTTTTGCTTTTAGTTTTTCCTGTGCTCGCCACTGCGGATCCTGTCCAGCAGCGGTAGCGAGCCAATCAGATGCGTTTTCTAATCCCTGAGCAACAACATCTGCACCACCCATAACTGGAGCCAAGATTTTCTTGATTCCTTCTCCAGCAGCTGCCGCCGGATTCCATGTCTGTTGATTCCGTTTAGGCTTGGGTGTTGGTTTAGTGGGTTGTTTTTTTGATGTAGGTTTAGCTGAAGAAGGCTTAGTGGGTTTCTTTTTTGCTAACTCAGCTTGAAGAGCCTTTTTAGTATATTCAGGGTCCCGATATGCACCATAAGTACTACCGGGTTCAAATCCTTGCAACGGATCGGCCATTGATTGTTTTCTCCCTCAGGAGTAAGTATGGAAAATAGATTTTGTGGAGACCTCATCCTCGCAAGTCAGAGGTCTTTAATCCACGATTAGTTAGCGAAACGGATCAACTCCGCTATCAACCAACTGCTTTAGCTCACGTCGAGCATTAAGAAGAGCTTGCCGTAATTTAAGGCTAGAAATAGTAGCCTTGTTTCCAGCTTTATCTCCATCATATTTGCCCCTACCATTAACGCCAGGAGCTGCGGCCCATTCATAAGCAAAAGCTTCTTGGGCACGATCTAGGCTGTTATGTTTGCCCAACAAATAGTCCCGCAAATCAGGACGCTTGTCGCTACGCAGAATATATGCCCAGAACATTTTAAGTTGATTTTCTGGTGTCATCTTTTCTTCAGGGGAAATACCCGCTGCTTTGCGAGCCCCTGTCAAGTTACCAGGCATCCATTGGGCAAACCCCACAGCACTAACTTTGTTTTGCTGCTGAAGCCGTTCAACATCACCAATAGACATTCCTGTCAGGTTCAGTTGTCCTGCGCTATAGGTGGTTCCATAGTTTACGGAATTAAACCCACCCTCTCCACTGGAAGTTAGTTCTGCTAAACCACCGAAATCTCCCGCACCAAACGTGGATCCTTTCCCAACAGAGCTACCTCCTCTGGAAGAGAGGAGTTCCAAGGCACTTCGAATTTGTGCATTGGTAGATCTGGGGTTGCGAATGACGTTGGCAGCGTTAAGATTGATAGCAGCATTTCGCTGATAAGAGGCCTGCTTATCTGGATTTGGTACATAAGGTTTTCCAAGTAATTTCCCCTGGTAAGCCATCCAGGTATCTTCATTCAAAAAGCCAGCCATTTTAGCGGCAGCTGTAATCTCTACTGGCAGTGAACCACCATTAGAAATTATGGTTTGATAAAGATCATAGTCCTCTGAATTTGTCCGCAACGCAGTAGCTTGCATTGTTGGGAAAGGACCGGCTTTTTTTCTCAAAGAACGCAGCTGCTCTGGAGAAGCCACGGGACTTTGAATTTCTAGATTCTGCCCAGAAGGTAGATTCTTTTTAAGAATGTTGGGCGTTTTACCTTTAGAATCAATGTAAAACTCTTCAGATGGAAGAGAGATAATTCTTTCAGTTTCCGCCTGCCACTGCCTGGCCACTTCACTGTCGTTTGGATACTTGCCAGTTCTTTCAAACTGCTCTTTCCATTTGGATGAAAGTGTATCAAATGCGACACGCATAGCCCCATTAAGGGCTCCATCTACTCTAGATTTTAATCCAGCATCAGAATTATACAGCGATCCGCCGCGATCCAGCCGTGTCAGCAAACGACCCCTAACGTTCGGAAGAACAATGCCTGTGCCAACACCTTTACCAAGATCAACAACAGACGGGATGTCAGGAAGAAGGGTTTTAATTTCTTCTGCATCCGAGGCTTCTAAATCTTCAGCTCCAACCAAGCGATCAATTTCATCCTCGGTCCACAGAAACCCGCCACCAGGTTTTTTGTTTCCAGCTCTAATCTGCGAAAGAATTTGAGTCTTCAATCGAATAGAGCCATCTTCTTTGGTAAGCTTATTCTGCAGCTCCATGGCATAGGGGCTAGAGCTTTGGGTCAAGGAGGCTCTAAAGGCTGCCCTCTGTTTTGCCAGTTCTTCAGGAGAGGCGGTATTCCTTATCTGCTGGAACTGCTGCCATTGGTAATCAAGTCTAGACTTTTCATCAGCATCAACGGCAGCGGCGTTTGCCTTTCGACCTTCTGCAATTTGTGCTCTAAATTGTCTAAATTTGGCAGCATTTTTATTGCCGTAAGTTATGTTTGTTCCTGGAATTTTAACGCCTTCCAAATTGCTAATAAGGCGTTGCATGGAGGTTATATCTCCACTGCGTTGATAAATATCCAGTTGCTGTTCGATAGCCTTCAACTGTGCTTCATTGACAACAACAGGGTCTCTGAAATCACGCATACCATTGGCGAACGAAGTACGCTGCCAATCATCAGCCCCCTCAGGTGTTAAAGCCTGCGGAAGCGTATTTGCCATGCTTAGTTCCGTATTATATTGTCTGCTCTTTAGTTCCCGCTCGTCGGTCTCCTTCATCCAAATACGCATTGCTTCACGTTCAGCCATCGCCAGGTTGAAGCCGCCGTGCTCTTGAATGATCTGCGGGTTGATCCTATCCAGACCATACTGCAGAACCCATTGCTTTGTCAGTGCCCTGGTAACGTCAGCTACCTCGTACCCCTTGGCTTGGCTAGGAACAATGATCCTACCATCATCAAGCTGTACGGGTGTGCTGCTGTTCTTGTTTGATAGCAAGTAGGTTTCAAGGTTTGCTGGAGCAAGTTGAGCTTGAGCTATTGCTTCACCATAGGCTTCCCAACCCTTGAGGGCAGGACTTGTAGATAGGATGGTACTGGCGGTACCAGGAGAATTGCCTGAGTTGGCAACCTCTTGAGCAACAGCCACATCCTTACTAGCATTCGCCTCCAGGACAGCTGCTTTAGCCTGGAATTGTTGCTGGGCTTTAGGTTTAAGGCCAACTTCTCCACGGATATACTTGGCGTAGCCCTCTGCAATCTGAGCCTTCTTTTTACTTTCAGCTCTTTCAAGCATAAACTTGTTGAGAGTCTCAGAAAAGGCTGTCAATGCCTCCAGGTCTTGTTTATTGTTTTGGAGGACAGTCTCCGCAACAGCATTAGACTGTTCGGTGCGCCGTTGTGTTTCCCGTAGGAACTGGGAACTAGGATCAAATGCTTGGACTGGATTAAACCCCGCAACTCGCTGTGGCCCAGTTAGCTGAATTTGTCCAGGAGTTGATTCATAAATTCTAGCCATTAGCCTTATCTAGGAGGTTTAGGGGTGGGCTTAGGAGCCGGGGGTTTATCAGGAAGAGGATTATAAGCCGGTTTTGGCTTCAATTCATTCCAAGTGCTTATCCCGCCAATAGCAGCAGATCCAAGTCCCGCCACCAATCCAATACCGCTAGGACCCGGCATAGCAATCGGAGAGGAAGGCTTGATGGTGCGCTGAGAAGCAGCCATATTGTTTGCAGACTCCTGCTGATTATAGATGCTTTCAGCACCAATCCAGTAATCCTGATTGGCATACGCAAGGTTCTGACCCAGCACTGCCATATCACGATCAGCTGTCCTTTCAGCATCCGCCAGCAGTAGCCCAATTGACTGTCCAGAGCGTCCGGTGGCCATCACAAGCCCCTGCTGCTGAAGACTTTGAATGGTGCGTTCCTGGGCCTTCTGGGCTGCTTGGGCATACTCAGCTTGAAGCTTGCTCTGTTCCGAAGTATAGGCCCGATTGGCGGCCTCAGCATTGAGACGCATTTGTGCTTCATAGCTTCTTTCGGATTGGTTGTAGGCTGTCAGCTGAGCCTGATATTGTTGTTGGGCAACAGCATTCGCATAGTTAGCCTGCTGTTGTTGTTGCTGATAGGAAGCGATTGAGCCAATAGCTCCACTAGCAAAGGAGCCAATCGCGGTTACAATAGCTAGTGTTTCAACACCTAGGCACATGGCATTAACTTAGCAAATTCTACATAGGTTAGATTGTTGGGACCAACACTTCGATATGCCAACCGCTTGAATCCAAGCATGTGAAGCAGTTTCATGTGCATCTCATTTCGTGGATCAGCAATGTTGTGAAGCATCAGGTAGGAGGTTTGTTGATCGACCCATTTTCTTGCCTCCTTGAAAAAGAGTTTTGGGTACTGGCGGACATAGGGTGTGGTTAACATCCAGATGGCTCCGCTATGGGCATCTGTTCTGGATACCCCAGCCATCCCACATATCATGCCAGCTGGATTCCAAAAGCAAATTGGATCCTCTTCGACATCAAGAGCTTGAAGGAGGGCCATTCGCATATCAGTAATGCCAAGGCCCTCTAGTTCTCTGCGATCTGCTGGCTGAAGATGGGCGGCCACCCACTCAACGTCGAATGGCCGCGCTTTATCAATGAGTTTGGTGAGAACGCCCATTACTACTTAAGGGAGATTCCTTTGTTGTTGTAGGTGCCTTCCCAGGTGATCGACGTGAGGGCCGTGGGGAAGGGACTATCCGCCACCAACTCTACCTCCACCTGATCGCCTTTGGCAAGAACAGGAACGGTATTCCGTGCATTCCTTAGAACTGGAATGGCGTTGGCTGGGTAAAGGTTGCCCACAATTTGGGGAAGATTGATGGAGAATTCTTCTCTACCATCTGCCCGCACCTTAACGATGTACGGACCAGAATCATAGCTATCGATTGATAGTCGGTTGATTGTGGGGATGTTGAGTGTATCCTTCCGCCCCTCACTCACCAAGAAGTAGAAGGCAGGCAGAATAGCGGAGGCTTCATACTTGTACCCAAGAGCGAATTTCTTGGTTGTTTGATTCTCCTCAACCGTCACAAAGTACCGTTGACCAACAGGCTGTGCCAGATCTGTCTCCAGAGGAAGCTCAAGAACAACACCAGGCTCCAGCGGATCCAAGGATACCAGAACAGGCTGAAGGGTGGAATCATTGAATCCATCCTTAAAGCAGATGTGGGTCTCGTCTGTTCCAGCAAAGTAAACCTTGGTGGGATTGTAATCGAAAAGATCAAGGCGCAGATCGATGTACTTGTCCTCAAAGAGCACCGCACCACCAGGAGTATCCGTCAATAGATTGAGCTTGCTGAGTACATGATTACTACCCTGCTGTGTAACCACAAACATTGTATCATGTTCAAACTCCACCATTGCGATGGTGCCTGCCATTTCCCACTTGAACCAGGACGCCATCAGTCGCTTGGTTCCATCCTCAAAGAAGCGGAAGAAATACAGGGACTTGAGTTCACGATTGCTTAGTGCGGTGAACGTATTGGCAGAACTGGTAACCTTCAGATCACGAATGTCCGAGGGGATAAAGGATGGAATGCCTCGTGTAAGTTCGGTAACCGCAGGCTTCTCACCTGGGCCACCAATCACCATTTCAAACGCACCGGTGGATGTATCGTTTTGTTCTACGAAAACAATACTAGAACCAGTGTCGATAGGCGAAATGCGGGGCGACTGGCTGAAGCTGCTAACCAAGTTAATCTCAGCCGTAGCAGCAGAGAATGCCTCTGTTGAGGTCTCCAGGATGTATTGAGCATTGTCGGCAAACAGGGCCAATCCCCGAGGAATTTGAACCGCATGACGCAATTCAATTGGCTTCAACGAACCGCAACTGAGATCAATCGGATCGCTATCAACGATGGTGATGACCGTGCTTGCAAAGAAGTTGAAGTAGTCCCCAGCCCGTGAGCAGATGACATTTTCATTGGACATCAAGATCAGTCGATTCTTGAAAAATGAAATGCCATGAATGTTTGTCCCAACAAATGTGGGCATGAGGTTGGTTTCTGCGTCTCCAACAACTCGTGGCTGCCAGAACTGGGATGCAATGCTATCTACGGATTGAGTTACCGAAGTGACGGTATCTACCCGGAATGTATCACCCTCAGCACTGGTAACGACATCCAGGGCAGTGTATGCTCTACCTGACCGGCTGATCTTGATGCCAGTGATGGCACCGGTAGTGGATGTCGAAGTTACTTTAAGGCGAAGGTTGATACCAGTCCCACCATAAACTGGAAAGCTCTGTCCAACAGCATACCTGCCGTTCCCAGAAGTGAGGATACTAACAGCAGAAGGAACACCCGTTACTGTTGCAGTTGGTGGGGTGGCAAGTGCTGATGCCTCGTCAAGTTTACGGAAGGTGAATGTGCCGTTTGCCTCACGAATGATTACATGGGGCATGGTGGCTTCATCAAAAGACTTCACCACCCCAGGACCAATCGTTTCCTCCCAGACACCTGTGCCGCTAGAGCTTCCATCGCTGGTGATGAACTTCACATAGTAATCATCGCCAGTTGAATTCTCTGAGGCGAGAACCTTGATAATTGATCCATTAAGGAATTGCCTTGGCAACTCACCAACAACACTGACAGTTCCTTTGTATGCCTGAATGGCATTGCCTGCTGTGCCACCCTTTGCTTCCAGAGAGAAGTCAGCATTGTTGGCCCTTCGAACATGGATGCTGTTGCCCACTCCGGTTGCCACAAACGATGGGTTAGCATTGATGGCAGAGACCAGAGCGTTGATGATCGTTGAGGCACTGAGAGAAGAACCAGAAGTTGTGGGGGTACTGTAGGTAAACGATGTACCCGCAATCTTAACTTCGTAGCTCGTGTCGTATGCCACACTGTTGAGCACCACAAAACCATAGGGGGTAACTGCTGCGCTCACATCTGTCGCATCCGCCAACACGACAACCGTTCTGTTCAACACAAAGTTGTAGTCGTTGATCTGGAGGATGGCCAGATCTGAAGAATCGGTATGTGTTGCGTATGTGGTGGCCGATCCTGCTGGAGTATTTACTGTCTGTTGAATGCCGCTGTTTGCGTCCCAGATTCTCAGAACACCTTGCTTGGTAAACTCAATGAGGTACTTCTCTTCGTCGTCTCGGAAGATAGGAAACCAAGTGCCATCGGAGACAGCATTATCAAGCTTACGAATGCCCCGAAGACCCGGACGCTTAGCCAGACCAAAGGTAGGATCTGGATAGTAGTTTGTGCATTTTCGCAGCTGATTTGCTGCCTTGAAAGCATCAGGCTGCTGCGATACCCCACCAATCAAGTTTGGTATTTTCTGAGAAACGGCAGCCATTAGCGTGCAATAGTACGGAACGGAGTGTATGAGACGTAGAAATTCTGACCACTTTCCAGACCAAAGATATTGACTTCGGAGGTGCTGGTATCGTAGGCCAGACAGTTGGATCTGAGGATGGTCTCATCCTGTGCATTGAAGGTCACCATCTCCTGAGAACCGAGTGCTCGTCCAGCGAATACTCTGGTGGCTCGTTGC